TTTTTCTCGTATAATCCTTTTATTAAATCATAAGCAATTTTATTTTTACCACAAGACCAAGCCAATCCTATTAATCTAACACATTCCTGCACTGTTGACCCAACATTATGTGCATTTTTATAAATTTTCGGAATTATATCTTTGTGATCTCTATAAGTGAAAATGCTATCACCTTCCAAAACAAAATAATTCTTCAAAAAATTACACTCTAATGATAATGGTTCAATATTTTGATCCAATTTGGTAAAATATTGCTTCGCCTTAAATTCCTCTTTAAATTTCATTCTATAAGCATATTTCACCAATATACCGAATTGTTCATCATCAAGTTTTAATTCATCCTTTATTAATTTTAATAATGCCATTATTAAATCATCTCCATAAGTAACCCACATCAATGCAGAACCCAATTTAACATCAAACATCTTAAACTTTTCATAATATATAAAATCTATTAAAAATTCCACTTTAGTTGCTTTCATGTTATTTATTTCACTATTACCATATGCAGTCAAATAAGTTCCACTTGGCATAGTCCCCAAGAATAATAACATTGGACAATTTTTATCTTTGGTAACTGAAATCAAATTTCCAACATACCAAGTGGCAAAATAACAAAATAAAGTATACACAAAACAGGCTTGGTTAATTCCTGCTTGTAATAAATATTTCCAATCAATTTTTAAAAACATTTTAAAAACAACATACAACATGTCATGTTTTGTGACAGACTTGTCCCATTCCACCACATCAGCAGCAAACCAATCAAATAATTGTGCCAATTGTTCTTTTGTAAAATTTTCAACATTTCCCTCAAACATCTTTAAATTTGTTTTTTTAAACATAGTACGAAAAATTTGCTCAGGGCCACCATGAAAATTTGAAACACCAATTCCATTACTATCCATCTGAGTTTTTTTTAGAATTTTCTAATATTTCATTAAACAACAAATAACAAACACAAAACATAATTACACTATCATTAATAATTGATCTAGGTAATTTTGGCGTTGGAATACCATTAATTATTTTCATGTTTTTAACTTCATTTTTAATAAATACAGTTTTAATATTTGGAGGTAAAACTTGTGAATAATTTCTAATTATTGGGTCTTTTAACATCTTTTCTGAAATTAAATCTCTCAATGTTATTAACAATTCTGCTGTAACTGTACTAGCATCTTTCTTATCAGCATGATGAAATTGTTTAAAATATTCTGTAGATAAAGCCGTTGATTTCATAAAAGTTTGTTTATGAATTGATTCATCATCAACCTGAATTTTAACACCATCTATAGGTGTATCCTGAACACATCTAACAAAACATGCTGCTATCTTCATTTCATCTTGAGTTGGTGGAGTGTCAATACCTTTTTTATTTAACATAGCCAAAAACTTACGTTCTTCTTCTTCATATTCCATTTCCTTATTTTGTAAAGGCAATTGCAAATTTTCTATTATTTTTTCTTCAGTACAATATTGTTTCTCCACAGAGTTATAACCTAATTCTACCATTGTTTTAAATCTATCAGGTATAGGATAATTATCTCTATTTCTTTGTACAAAAGGATCAATAAATGGAACGGTGGGAACAACTAAATTACTACCAGCATTACCACCATGTATGTTAACTAACATAAAGTTATCTGTTTGCAACCCATCAAAAGAATCAATAAAAGTATTTATAGGAGTAGTTGGCGACATATAACTATAACCCTGATAAACTTGAGGCTTAAAATCCTTAGCAATAAATTCCAAACACTCAACTATTGAAGTTTCTGGACTATAATGTCTACCGTATATATCGTGCCAAACCCCGCTTCTATTAAAACTAACTTTAGCAGTATATTTATTATCAATCTTTATAATATGTTTTATTTTAACCAGCACAAGGAATGAAAGCAAATGCGGATAATGTTTCTGTATAAATTTATAAGCACGCTGTTTATTTATGCG